ATTGAGCTCTAGCTGCTCCTGGAACAGTTTCTTGATTGACACTTAATTGTTGCCAGCCACCTATTTTTTCTGGTGCCGTATATCTAAAACGCACAAAGTCACCATCTACCCATTGTCCTGGAAGAGCTGAAGGTACACTTTGTTTATTAAAACCTGCTGCAAAATCTACTTTTTTTAATGCCATAGGGTTGAATATATAAGGTTTTTGTTATTTTGGTAGTACTATATTCCATTCTAGCTTGGATAGCAAATCTTGTAAATGCACCTCTTTTAGTTTATTTTCTTTTAAATACTGATGAAGTTCCTCGGTATCTACTACAATAAATTGATCTTTCATATCGAAGACCATTTTATCTGCTTTGCTTTTAAAACTACCTATTTTAATATTATTCTTTATAGGTCTTAGATCAAATTTAAAATATTGATTATGTAAAATTCCTTCTACATCCCATAGCTCATTCTTTTTTTGTTTTAAACTTGCTAATGTAATATTTTTTAGTTTTTTGTAAAAATTCTTCATTTCTTATAAAGGAGACAGTAGGTATGGTGGATTACTGTCTCCATCATAAGATTACATCATCGTTTAAACCAAGATGGAAGACCTAAATGTGGGCGCTTGTCAAACATATTATCTTTTGAGCCTGGAGTTTTTCTATTATTATAATGAAGAAATACTTGAGCACAGTCCTTACCTTTAAATTTTTCTCGCCAATGCTCTAATTCACAACCAGAATAGACTAACATATCCCCTGGTTTTAAATCTACTTTAATACCTTTTAATCCTTCTTTACCAGAGGGTTCTAAATAAATAGTCCAATCATCTCCACCTAAATTCATGGTGGTAGATATTTCACAACTAAATCTATCTTTATGTCTTTTTAACTCATCCCCTTTTTTATAAATTCTTGCATAAGTATAAGATGGATATAATTTTAACCCTGTAGTCTTTTCCATAATAGGTTGACACTTCAACATTAAAGTTTCCATAGCAATATCTGAGTAACTTGAATAAGTGTTTGGGATCTGACTATCAGCTCCTTCATAATAACCAAGTAGTGTTTCATAAGGTGAAATATATCTAGCATTACGACAGGTATCTAATACTTGTCTTTTTATATAAAAGTAATTGTACAAAAACAAAGCTAAATCTTTATCTATCGCTTGTTTTATAATTACGTATTTATTTTTTTTAAACGACATCTTTAGCCATTCCTTTTGGTATTGCTTGAATATTCCAATGTATAAATCTAAACGGTTCAAGTCCAAAATCTACTGAAAATTCATGTTCTAAATAACCTGGAAATATAATTAATGTTCCGGGTTGAGGTCTAAAATGAACAAGATCATTTCCATTAAGGATCTCTTTTAGATTAGTTTTCATTTTTAATTTAGTAGACCTTGCTCCTGTTCTTGGTTCATGAAATATTGGCATTGATGTTTTCTCACCTGCCTTTAGAAAATAAAATCCAGATACATGTTGATTCCAATGCACGTGTGCTGAATGATGACCACCTCCCTTTTTTGCAAACTCTTGAACCCATAGTTCACTAAACATAGTTACATATTGTGACATATCAAAACCTTGATGATCTAAATATTCCCAAGACTTTTGACCAATGTAATCTCTAAAGTCTCTAAAATTGTTGTCCGCTGTTAGTGGTGTTGAATGATAACTTCTTCCAAAGTCTCCAAACTCTTTTATATGTGCTTTAGCTTCTGGAAAGTTTTTAGCAGCTTTAATATATTTGTTAGAAGCTTTAGTTAAAGATTTTATAAATTCTGGTTTTTGTTCAGACCAAATAGTTGTGTTAAAGTAATTATTTATAAACATATTATTTAAATGGATATCCTAGGTTCCACATCACCAATGAATATCTCGTTCCTTTCGTTACAGGTTTAACTCTATGCCATACAAATGATGGAAAGACAATGATAGATCCTTTAGGAAGTATCTCTTTTGCTTGTTTCAAATGTTTAGCTTCTTCTCTCATATGCGGATCATAGTTTCTAAAATCAAATTCTAATTCACCACCTTCATATTCTGAACCATCGGTTAACTGACAAGTCATTGATAGTTTTCGAATTTTACCATTATCAGGACCTTCTTTTTTATAAGGTTTATCCCAAGAATCACAATGCCAATCATAATATTGATTGAGTTTATATTTTGTAAACTGACATGATTCAGATCTATCCCATTCATAATTCCAACCTGCAGCTTTATTAGCTTCGTGGATATAAGGATGTAGTTCTTTATAAATCCAAGTATCGTTTAACCAAACTAAATCTGATTTTCTTTTTCTTTGTATATTTTTAATTTGATCTTTAGTTAATTCTTTATTACCATAGCCACCTGTTCGTGCCATAGTTTCTGCTTGCGACAATCCATATTTTATAATGTCATCACAGATTTTTGGAGGTATGGCTGATTTAAAATGCCAATAATAATTAGATATATTCATATAAAAGTAAAAACTCCTACTACTCTTAATTCATCGTGTTTACAAAATTCATAAGTGTGAAAATAAGATCCATCGCATATCATTACCTTACCTTGTTCAGGTTTTATTTTATAGAGTGTTTTTAATTTTTTAACTTCTGGAAGATTAATATCTATTAAGGTATTCCCTTTTTTATATTTTTTATTAAAGATCAAAGTACTTCCTGAAGAGTTATTTAAATAAATCATAATTAATTTATGCTTGAATTTATGGTCTACGTGAGGGGAAATAAAAGGATATTTAGTATTACAAAAACTTAAATTAAGAGATGCTCTTGTAAACTTTTTAAATTTAATATTATTTATTTTACAAAATCTATCTATTATATTTTTAAATAAAAAATAATGATCGGAGTTGGGAATAGGTTCTTGATCATCATCACACCTTTTAACTAAAGTATGAGATAAAAAAGGAAATCCTGTAGGACCTAAAACATTCTCATTTATATACCAAGGAAAATCTTCTTTTAAAATTACATTATTAATAACAGATAATTCTTCCTCATTTAAAAAATTTTTAGATATATTCATAAGTTATAGTCTGTACAAAATTCAAACTATCCTTTTGATTATTGGTTAGGTAATACATATTCGTTGAAGGAAACATTATAAACATATTATTTTTAAGTTCTATATCCCAACTTCTTCCTTTACGTCTGTTATCTTCATAGTGAATTCTAACATTACAATCTTTAACTTTAACGCCGTAAAGCATAGTAAAATCTGGAGAGTTACGTAGATCCACCGGATCAATATTTAATAAAGGAATTGTTGTCTCATTGGGTTTATAGATATTTCCCCACGTTGATTTGTTAACTAAATTAACACCGTGTTCAAGATTAATAAAATCTCTAATATAAGTATTTAATTTATCGTAAGTTCTTGAAAATTGTAGTTCTTCATTAGTTAAACTAGAGTGTAAAATGTGATGAGATAATTCAGTTCTATCTATTTCCCAATGTTCCGGCATCTCTACATCACCAAAATATAATGCTTGTTCTGTTAATACTTTCTTTTGCATACCACCACCATTTTTAATTTATGCTAGTATATCTGTCAAGTCCCAAGTTGTATTAGCTTCATTCCAAATGTAAAACCACATATGAGTATTAGCTTCGTTTTGTGAAGTCTGTTCTTCTGTTAACGTTGGAGCATCACCGATTGGTGATTTCCAAGAGGCTGATGCATTATGTTTTACCCAAGATGCATAAGGTTTTTTAGGCCAGAAAATATTATTATCTTCGTCCCAAGTATAACCTATACCTGCGTAGTTTCCTCTAAAAGGTGTTCCACCATTTTTATGTTGACCACCTGATGTATTGTATGAAGTTTGAATCCACATTTGTGCAGGCCAATTATTATGTGTCTCTAAATATTGTTGTCCTACTGTTTCATCTTCAACGCCTTCAGCGTTCAACGTATTACTATTATTTAAAGTGAGTACTTGTAGAACTTTATTTTCTTCTGATATTTTTGCAAAATGTGCCATAATTTTTACTTATTTAAATTTATATCTTATTAATACTATACCGCTTCCACCAGTAGAAGAACCACCGCCTCCTCCTCCGCCACCAGTATTAGTAACACCATTTCTAGATGTTCCTGGAGTAGGGACAGTTGTATTTGAAGGTCCACCTCCACCATTTCCTCCTGTTTTAGAAGGATCAGCACTTGGGTTTTGTGCTGTTCCAGCTCCTCCACCTGCAAAATATTCTGGATTTGGAAAAGCTGCACCTGCTGAATAAAAAGGTTGTGGCCAAGATCCAAATTCTGGCACGTGTGAGTTTCTACCTATACCACCAGCTCTTGGACTTGTATTAGCTCCACCAGAACCGCCACCAGCTCCTCCAGCACCGCCACCACCACCACCATTTGTAAATGATGTTTGGTCAGTACTACCAGCTCCACCACTATTTCCTTGAGATGGACTTACAGGAGGAGTATTTCCTGAACCACCTGGTCCTGGAGATGGAGTAATTTGAGCTCCACCGCCACCACCAGATCCACCAGATTGACCCACTCTAGGTGGAGTACTTCCAAAAGCACCAGCTCCACCCCCACCTGTTGATGTGATTGTACTAAAAATTGAATTTGATCCATTGGATTGAGTACCAGTTCCACCTCCACCAATAGTTATTGGATAAGCTGTAATAGATGCAGTTAATGGAGTAGAATCAGCAGAAATTCTATAACCCCCTGCTCCACCTCCACCATAACTTCCTCCACCTCCTCCAGCTACTACTACATAATCTAGACCATCATTAGCTGGATCCGTTGCTAAAGCACTTACACAAAAAGTTCCGGGACCTGTAAATGCATGAATTTTATAATCTCCCGCTGTTGATATTGTTCCACCTGTTGCCTTAACAAAAGGATTAGCCGATCCTCCAGCACCAAATCCACTTGCTGATCCTGCTCCAAATGTTGATTTTAAAGGCATAGTCTTTCTTCTCCTAATTTATTACGCAAACTGTGTTTGCGATGCAAGAACTGTAAACGTTGCGCTTGCAGTTTTAATAATTGTATATGTATAACTATCTAAGGAACTTGCATTTCCAGCATCCGGTGCTGTTCCGCCTTGCCATTCTGGAGTAACACTTGATCCATCAATTTGAAATACACTATTGTAATAAGCTGTAGCACCTTGAGAAACAATGTGCGCAATAGTAATTGACTCACCTGTGTCCATGATTGAGTCCAATGAATTTGATCCATCACCTCTAACATTTAAAGTCCAGTTAGCTGATGCATCTGTTGTAAAATTCCACACTGCTTGTGTTAAAACATCATAGTTAACAGTTCCTGTAGCAGCCGTTGCTTCAGTTGTAACTTTTTCAGCTACACTTTGAATTTTACCTTGACCGTTGAAAGTTGCTCTGCCAATTCCTTTTGGTGTAATATTAAAATCAATATTAGTGTCACCGCCCACTGCTGCAAGTGAAGGTGTATTACCTGTTGCTGCATTAGTTATGCCAAAATTATTAACCGCTGCACTAGTAGTTGTAAATGTAATTTGCTCATTAGAACTTTCATCAAGAATACTTTTTGTTGAATCGATAATAATATTATTACCATTAGTATCTAAATCTGCTGAAAGCTGTGGTGTATAATCTGAAGATAAATCTGTGAATGCTGTATCAACAACATTAGTACCGTCAGAATAAACCATTTTAGTACCTTTGTCAGCTGCTGCCCAAGTTACTCCAGTTCCTGAAGTAGTTTTAACAGTTACTGTATAAGCACCTGAAGTTGCATTATCAATAACATATACTTTTGATAAAGTGTCTGGAACAACAACGTTGACTGCACCTGCAATAGTTCCGGTTAATTTTAATACTTGGTTTTTACCATTTGATACTGCACCATTTGTAAAAGCTAAAGTAACACCTGTTGTAATAGCAACAGCTTCATAACCCGCAATTGCTTGTTCTAAAATTGTTAAGTTTGTATTTGTAATTTGTCCCCAAGTACCTGAGTTTTCACCCGTCGCTTGGATTGTAAGTTTTAAATCTGCGGAAGTAGTATTAGCCATAATTTTTGTTCTCCGATATCTTGTATATTATTTAAATTTTGTCATAGTGTCAAAGACTATTATGCAGCGTTAGTTGAAACTTCCTGCCATCCTGGAGGATCAACTGGTGCTGTGCCAGTATCTACTTCGTTCCAAATCAATACATTTGTAGCGGTTCCTACGCCAGCTGTCAAGCCAAATCCAGTTGGTAATACATTGCATTCAGGAATAATGATTATATCGTCATTATTTAAAGCCATTGTTAAGGGGAAACCACTAACGTCTACAGGAGTATTTAAATCAACTGAGACACTATTTAAGTTCACAGCCATTGCTTGACCACTTACATCTGTATTTGCATCTGCTTGAATGATGAAAGTATTTCCTGGTGCTAAATTCATAGCCATTGCTTGACCTGTTGCTTCAGCATCTGGAGCAGGATCTACTCCACTGAAGTTTTCAGACATAGCCATAACTAAAGTATTTACAGGTTGGTTACCATAAACTCCAAAACCGTAATTAGAATTACCCCATGCAGCTGGAGATTTAGCTGAAACTTCTACTATAGTATTTGCATCTCCTACAGCTGAACCAAGAGCCATGACTAGTTCTTGACCTAAAGCATCTACAACTTCTGGATCATAGGACAATGTCATTGCCATCTCCATACCAGTAGGTTCTGCTACAAAACTAGCAAAAACTTCTGGAGTCTCTG